ACAATGTACAGCCGGCCGGAGTCGATTGCATTCGAGGGTGCAATTGTCCGCAGCTCGGCCGGCGAGGAGCTGGGGTTCCCGTGGTCGGGACCGGTGCAGGGGCTGTCGTCGCCGACTAGCGCCACGGCGGGCGGCGGAACGGGCGCGCGGGAGAGCCAGCAACCAGCGGCGCAATCGGACGGGACTCGGCAGATCACGATTCAGGTGCAGGCGATGGACAGCCGCTCGTTCATGGATCACCGGGACGACATCGCGCGGGCTGTGCGCGACGCGATGCTGAATTCGCATTCGCTGAACGATGTGGTGAACGACTTATGAGCGCCTTCCCGAAGTTAAAGACCGGGGCGGTAGCGCAGTATCCCGCGACACGGGCGCATTCCCACGCGACCGAGGTCCTGCGGTTCGTGGATGGCAGCGAACAACGATTCAGAACGCGCGGGCAGATGGTGCGGCGGTGGGTGATCCGGCTGGACCTGCTCGACGAAGCGGAAGCGACGCGGCTCGAGGAGTTTTTCCGGACGGCGCAGGGGCGCTACGGGAGCTTCTCTTTTGAAGATCCGTGGGACGGTACGGTGCACGCCGATTGCAGCCTGGAGAGCGATGAGTTCGCGATCGAAGCGGTCGGCGAGGGCCGCGCCAGAGCGTCGTTGGTGGTGAGAGAGAACGTGAACTGAGATGGCTTACTTTCCACAACTCGTCACCGGGGCGGCGGGACAGTTTCCCGGAGAGAGACGAACGCTGCGCAGGACGGTGGTGAACGAAGCGCCGGACGGGCGAATGCTGAAGCTGGCCGACTCGATGGCAAGTGCGATCGAGTGGGGGCTGGAGCTGAAGGGGCTCACGGATGAGGAGTGGACCGCGATCGAAGAACTGTTCGAAGCGGTGGAGGGGCGGCTGGAGACGTTCGTGTTTCTCGATCCCTTCGACAATCTACTGAAGTGGAGCGAAGATCTGAGCGCGGCGGTTTGGGCGAAGGACGCGGGGCTGGCGCTGACAGAGGGGTTAGCGGATCCGTTCGGCGGGACGGGCGCGACGGGGGTGAGCAACACGAGCGCGGGGGCGGCGGCAGTGAGCCAGAGCGTCAACGCGCCGGGGTGGTACTGCTACGCCGTCAGCGTGTACGCGCGGAGCGCGGTCCCAACGCAGGCGACGTTGTTCCAGCGTGCGGGGAGCGAGTCGGCCAGCAGCGCTTTTGAGATCGGTCCGGCTTGGCGGCGGGTGGAGTACGGCGCGCAGTTCACGAACTCAGGAGAGAGCGTCGAGTTCGGGGCGAGCGTGGCGCCCGGCGCGACGGTGGAGCTGTTCGGATTTCAAGCGGAGCCGCAGGTGAGGGCCTCTGGCTACAAGAAGACGACATCGCGAAACGGGGTGTATGGGAGCGCATCGTTTGCGGAGGACGCGCTGGCGCGCACGACTAGCGGCTTGAATAACAACTCGTGCAAGTTGCGGATACGGGCGGTTAGCTGATGGCGACGATCGACGAACTGAAAGAACGCAGCGTCACAGAGACGCCGCTGCTGCTGTTCGACTGCGAACTGACGTCGGGTGCGGTGGAGAGGTGGAGCACGCACCAGGTGCAGTTTGAAGGGCAGCAGTACGAACCGCGGGTGCTGCAGCACAACCTGTTCGAGTTCCGGGCGGGATCGGACGATGGTGCGGATGCGCTGGCGCGGATCTCGGTGAGTCTCGCGAACGCGGATTCTCATTTCTCTCAGATCGAACGTACGACGGGGTGGAAGGGAAGCAAGATCACGGTTCGCTTCGTGTTCTTCGATCTTCGGGCGGGCGCGGCGGCATCGGAGGCGGCGGCGCTGTTCCGCGGGATTGCGGACGCTCCGGAGGAGATCACGGAATCGACGTTCCGGCTGACGGTGAACAGCAGCCTGAGCCTGCAACGGGTGGCGCTGCCGGATGTGCGCGTGGAGAAGCGGTGCCCCTGGCGGTTTCCGCTGAACGGGGACCAGCGCGCGGAGGGGGTGCTGGGCGGCGCGCGGGGGAAATACTCGCCGCTGTACCGCTGCGGGTACTCGCCGGACCAGGATGGCGGAGTGGGCAACCTGGACGGCGGCGGCGCTCCGTACGCCACGTGCAAGCGCACGCGGGCTGAGTGCGAGGCGCGCGGGATGTTTTCGAAGGACTCGAGCGACCGGACGACAGCGCGTTTCGGAGGAATCGAGTATGTTCCCTCGAGCACGAAGGTGCGGAGTTATGGGGACAAGGAGTGGCACGTCGCGGATCCGGTAAGCAATGAGGCGCGCTACAACGACTACGTACCACTGATCTATGGAACGGTGTGGTACTCGCCGTTGATCGTCTTTTCCAAGAACGATGGCAACCTTACTCGGATCGAACTACTACTGGGCATGGGGGAGATGAACTCCGTGCTGAAGGTGGTAGTGAATGGTGCGGAGATTCCGTTGGGCAAGGCCGGCGCGAACATGAGCGGGACGGGATGGTTCTCGATTGTGACGCCGGGGACGCGCTGGGGCGGGTTCAATCTGAACTTCGCGGATGGGGCGGGGCAACCGCTGGGCGACCCGTACGGGAGCATGGCCATGCTGTCGGTGGTTGTGCCGAACCGGGTGAACGACGGGAAGTCGTTGCCGAAGATCGAGGTGCTGGCGGAAGGGATCAAGCTCGATCAGTTCGATGAGGACGGGGAGTACCAGGGCGAGAGTTTCACGAACAATCCGGCGTGGGTGCTGCTGGACATTTTGCGGCGGAGCGGATGGACGCTGGACGACGTCGATGTGCCGAGTTTTGCGCGCGCGGCGGCGTACTGCGGCGAGACGATCCCGGCGCACGACCTGTACGGAAACGACACGCAGATCCCGCGGTTCCAGTGCAACTTGGCGCTGAAGAAGCGGCGGAGTGCGGCGGACCTGGTGCGTGGCGTGCGAAACGCGGCGCGGCTGCTGTTGGTGTACGGGTTGGGCGGGAAGCTGGAACTGCGCGCGGAGAACACGGTGGCAGGGCAGCAGCCTGCCAGACCGGCCGGCAGCAACAGCGCCGAGTCGCTCAATGGCGGGTGGCCGTGCTATGAATTCGGCGACGGGGCGAACGGGTCCTCGGGGATTCTGCGAAAGTCGAACGGGGCGCCGTCGCTGCGGTTGTGGTCGCGGAGTACGGCGGAAACGCCGAACAGGCTGACGCTGGAATTTCAGGACGCGTTCAACGAGTATCAGCAGGACAGCCTCTCGCTGTTGGATGTCGACGACTTAGTGCACGCGGGTCAGGAAGTCAGTCTGGCGCTGCCGGCGCTCGGTGTTGCGAACTTCGACCAGGCCGCGCGCATCGCAAAATTCCACCTGGACAAGGCGACCACCGGAAACACCTACGTTGAGTTTGACACCACCGTGCGCGGAGTAAGGCTGCGGCCGGGGGACTTAATCACGCTCACTTACTTGAAAGAGGGGTTGGAACGGCAGCCGTTCCGAATTACGAGGGTGGCGCCCGGACCGAACTGCGGAACGCTGAAGGTGAGCGCACAGATTCACCGGGATGAGTGGTACGCGGACGATAACACGATGGAGAACTCGGAAGCGCGCAGGCAAGAGGGATCGGGCATGGGGATCCCGCGACCGATCGCCGGGATAAGTCTGGATTCGGACGGAGTGCAGCAGTTCGAAGTTACGGAAAGCGGCAGCGACGGGGGCGACGGGAGCACGCGGCTGAGTCTATCGGCTGGTTTCACCGCGCCGGCCAAGCCGGCAGTGAGCGGACTCGCGATTCCGATGGTGAGCCTGTCGGCGCAGATCGATGAGGCGGGCGGGACGCTTGCGGGCGACCAGACGCTGTACTACGCGGTGAGCGCGCGGAACGGGGACGGCGAGGAGAGCGGTCTGTCGTTCACGGTGCGCGCGTGTATTCCGCCGGGAACGAATGCGAACCGGGTTACGCTGACGGGGATCAGCTTCGGCGCGGGTACAACCGGCTTCAACGTGTATCGAGGAATCACGCCGTTACAAATGCTGCGGGTCGCGGAGAATCAACCGCTGGCGGCGCTGTTCACGGATACGGGCGCGACAGGGGCGCTTAGGCCGCCGCCGGACGCCAACTACGATCACGCAAACTTCTATTGGCGGCTGGAGCTTCAGCCAGAGCACGCGGCCACGATTCATACGAGCGATACGATCGGGAACGCGACGCTGGCGATGACTCCGAATTGGCTGAACGGGAAGGTAGCGCGGATCACGAAGGGCGCGGGTGCGGGGCAAGAGCGCGTGATTTCTTCGAACACAGCGACCACGCTGACGATAACGCCGAAGTGGGATGTTACGCCGGACGGGAGCAGCCGGTTCGTAGTGGCCGAGTCGGCGTGGCAGTTCGGAGCGCAAGGGGCGAGCAGCCCGGTGACGTTCGAGGTTCCGACTCGGGTAGGGGCGACGGTACACATCTCGGGCCGGGCGGCGAACGCGCACAACCTGGAATGCCCGTACGAGCTGTCTCCGCTGACGCGGTGGCGGATCAGCGGCGGCGGGGCGGGGCTGGACGAGGCCGCGCCAGGGCGGCCGACGTTCGCGCTCACTCCGCGGGGCGGGGGATCGGTGGAGCTGAGCGCGATCGGGTTCGAGGAACTGACGAACACGCGCACGATCAGCTCGGCGACGGTGACGCTGACCTACTGGAATGAGCTGAGCAGTCCGTCCCCGATTCACCTGGCGACGTGGGCTCAAGAGGCGGACGTTACGATGAACCTGGACCAGGCGGGCGGGGCGGCGCCGGGCGCACTGATACAGATCGGCTCGGAAGTGATGCGGGTGGAAGAAAGCTTGAACGGGGGGACGCAGTACCGAGTGACGCGCGGAGTCGAGGGGAGCGCGGCGGCGGTGCACCTTACGGGAGATGCGGTTTACCACCTCAGCGCGAAGACGGTTGTGATCCCGTTCCCGCGGGAGTTCTTCGGCAGTCCGGCGAGCGGGAGCTTCGGGTATCCGATTCTGCTGCCGGACGCGCGGATCGCGAGCGTATCGCTGTTCGTAACGAATGCACTAGGAAGTAGTGAGCCCGGCCAGGCTTGCTACACGAGCACGACAGACGGCGGCCTGCGGACGCTCTCGGGCGGACAATTCACGATCCAGGTGGATGGACACCTTGCGATCCAAACCAACGCAGCGCCGCCGCTCATCGTGCAAGAATCGCATTCGGTGCGGGACATTTTCGCGGTGGTCAACGAGGCGCCGGCGGGCGCACCTGTCGATCTGGAGGTGCGGGTGAATGGCGAACTCTACTGCGCGCTGACGATTCCTGTGACTCCGCCCGGGACGACGTACTCGAACGTGGCCGGCGGCTTTGGACTGCCGCCGCTGGTCGCCGGGTCGCAGATCAGTCTGGATATCGTAGGAGTGGGGCAGACGAGCGACGCCAAACCGGGCTGCGACCTGACGGTGATGATCCGGCTGTAGGCGGACGCAGCGAGGGAGACGATGGCCGAAATCCTGGAGAAACTGCGGCCCGACCGCGATCTGCAATGCTACTTTGAGCGGCCGTCGGCGATTGCGGCGCTGAGCGAGGCGAGCGCGACGGGATTCACCGTTTCCGGCTGCTGGCGCCAACAGTTCGACTGGGCGGTCGTGGAGTGGAACCGCGACAACGTCTTCGAGCATCCCACGCTTCGCAACCTTCCCGACGGCGATCTGAGCGGACTGGAACTCACGTACGATGAAACCCGGGAGAACTGCGTCCCGATCGATTCGGATCTGTACTGGACGGTGGAGTGGCCGTTTCTGCGGATCTGGCCGGAGGGGAGTGCGCAGCCCCGGCTGGTGCGGGTGCGGGATTACGCGGAGGCCATCGAGGGGAGTTACCAGGCGGCCACAGCGGAACTAGAGCTGAGCGGGACAATAACCGCGGGCGACTACATAGGCTTGGCGTGGCTCGGCGAACAGCA